CCGCAAACCAGATCGTAATCGTACGAGTCGTCCCGCTCTTGTGGCAGCTTTTGGGCGACCTGAATCGGCTTCTTTAGGCCGACAGTCTTGATGCTTTCAACCACGATCTGAAACCTCTTCTTGTCCCTGAATCTCGGATTCGCAATGCGAATCCGGTCGAGGGCAACCATTTTAACTTCGTCGCTCATGCGGCCTCTCCAATTAGTGTGCGCTCCGCCATACCGAAAAAGTACTCGAGGGTGTCGAACCGATACGCGTCAAGATAGATCCCGTTCTCCTCCGCAACCCAGAGCTTCTCCCAGGTCATATCGATCCCTGGCAATAAGTAATAATCGCGGATGCCTTCGTTTGTGGCATCCATCCTTACCGCAATCGTAACGTCCGGCTTCAGCCCTTCATCCAGTCGAATCGTCCAGCGTGATGACCCAGCCTCGGTGTTTGTGTGACGGCACAGCACGATCGAAACCCGCAGCTCTCCATTCACCCTCATAAGGTCCGCCTCATCGTCCCACGTTGCCACGGCTCCGAGCGCCTCAATGCCTCGAATCACCAAAGCAACCAATTCCGGATGTTGCTTCCGAAGCCTACGATTGATCTCGATGAATTCGTAGTCGATCCCCGGGTCATATCCAATCAACCGGTACGCGCTCACCAAACTCCCAAAACGATGCCGAAACGCCGTGCTCGACGGCAGCCCCTCCTGCTCATCAATTAGAATGCCGCTAATCCGCCCATGCTGCTTCAGCAAGCCCCGCAGTTTCTCCAACATCTCCTCATCACTAAGCTTCTGGCTTCGCGCCAAAATCTTTTCCTGCACCCTCCAGAATAATTCTGGTTCGACGATCCCCTCGAACACCCCGTCCGCTCGTATCCACTTCTCCCGCGGATTCGCCACGTGTTTCTTCTTTAGTTTGAACGACGTCCGATGATACACGTTATTCCCGATATACTTTTCGTTCGTGAGCACCTCGTGAACCGTCGCCCGAGTCCAGGCCCGCCCGAAGTCCGTTAGGACCCCTCTGGCATTGAGCGAAACCGCGATCTCTGACTCCAATTTTCCCTCCATCGAAAATGCTTCGTAAATCTCCCGAACAATTTTGACTTCCTCCTCTGGCCCGGCAACGAGGACAACCCGATCCGTCTGAAGGCTTTTCTGTTCCCCCATCTTCAGAACAGTCTTCCTCTCGCCATTCTGATCAATCAGCATCCGTCGAAGTCCGAACCCCGCAGTTCCTCCCTGTTTAAACCCAAGCTGAATCAGCCTGCAAGCTCCCTGGAATACCTTCGTCGACAGCTCCCGGCTGTACTCTCCAGCCATCGCTCGCTTCACACCTTTGACAATTGTCGAAACGGGGCTGCCGTCGTTCTCAAACTGCTCGGCGCAGTAATGCACGGCCACGCCCGCCCGCCGGCAAACGTATTCGTAATACGCGCTCTCGTCCGCGTCCTGAAACCGGCCCCACCGGCTTATATCGTAAACCAGAATCGACGAAAACCCTGCCTCGCCTTTTTCCACGTCCTCAATCATCTGGGCCAGCGAGTCTCGTCCCTGAATGTTCAGGCCACTTTTGCCCTCATCCGAGTACGTTTTCATTATCGTCATTCCCCGTCGTTGAGCGTAGTCCCTTATCACATCCATCTGATTACTGGTTGAATACTGCTGGTGCTCAGTAGACATCCTGACGTACGCAGCGGCCTGTAACGCAATGGGTTCTGAATCAGCGCGGAACATCGCAGTACACTCCCAAAACCAGAGGCATCGCCGGAATCCCTCTATCGCGCTCAGACAGCGCAATCTCGTCGCAGACCGTGATGCATGACCACAGCGCGGCCTGGGGAATTCGTGAGGATTTCACGCCCCTGCCCTACCAGATCTCTATAGGTCCGCGCAATCTGACCTTGTAACGTACTCCCCGCAAACCTCGCTATTATCCCAATAATCAAAGGGTCCTTGGGCAATTTCTGCTCTTGTAACGTACGCCGTCGCCCCTTACCGCCACGCTTCCAGTACCCTGGATGTTCCGCGCGCCACTCTTTGACCCGCTTCACCTCTTCCTTTCCTCGCCAGTATCCCTCGTTCTCCGGTTTTGCAGCCCATTTCCTCTGGCTGTCCGCCTTGCTCGCCCTGCGACAAAGCGGCTTTCCGCAATATCTCTGGGGGTGACGGCTTCTCGGATTAGGAACAAATAGTTGACGGCACCGTGCGCAACGACGGCGCCCATTTCCCGATTTCATAAGGCCACCGTATTGGCGCATTAAACGCCGCATCGCAAGCGACTAGGCTGTTACGTTCCTTAAACGACCGCCTAACCCCAAGAAGGAATAAGCTTGCACGAATCCTTGCGGACCGGCCCTGCTTTCCTTCCTCAACTCGTGCATTGACCGAAGTCGGCGCCTCAGCCCTTTGCGACGCCCAGGCTGGGGAAGTCAAGTCTCGTAGTTGCCACAATGTTCCGCGTGGAACTTGTTCGAACGCTGTGAGCCATCCCGGACCCGTTATCTTCGCCACTGCTAGCGCGCTCGCTCCCTGAATAGCTTCAAGCGCTTGTAGTGCACATGGCCCGGCTTATTCAACAAACACTTTGTCCGATGTGTCCCGGCACGCCAGCCTGCTCACCCGTCATTCGCCGCTACCGCAACAGTTTGCGGAATTGCAAGTTCTTCATTCTCCTTAGGGTTCTTTGTCAACCCGCCATCGGTCGGCAGGTCCGCCAAAAATTTCAAAGACTCTCGCGCTCCTGTGTTGCGCTGCCAAGCGATTGCATCCACGCACGCACGCCATTCGCACTCGTCCTGGTGAGCGCCCATTTCAAAATACTGGTTGGCCCGCGACATCACCCAGGCATGAACCGGGCGGGGCTGCATCGCTATGTGCCGCATCGCCAGTTTGCGCCACTCCGCAGGTGTGCCCCCATTGGCCAGTAGCGCCGCGTCTGCCGGGGGCACCTTTCCCCACCGGTCCCGGTCCTCCTGGCGCCGCCGCTCCACCTCTGCCAGCACCGCTTCACGCTGGCTTTTTAGCGCTTCCTTCAACTCCTCCGGGACCTTGGACCCGCGCAGTCGCGCCTTGCCGTCCACGAACTCGATGCTCGCACCGGCTCTTTCCAGTTGGTCCAGGAGTTCCCCCGCGTTCATAGCTCCTCGTCCATCTCCATCACGAGCTGCTGCACGTATTCCTTCGGCTGCTTGCGCGGGTCATTCGCCACTAGCTTGTTATTCCAAGGGCTTGCCTCGATGAATTGCAGACTGTCGTAGTGGAAAAACAGGTGCCGTGCCGGACAGTCACCGTCCCCGCCGCGTTGCGCGTCCACGATGAAATACCCGTCATGCTTCGCTACGACTTCCGCGAACTCGCTCGATACTTCGGCCGGAACGTCGTTTTTCACGAACTCGCACATTTGATTCCACAACGCCCGTAGCGCCGTGGCATCCTTCGGGGGTGGTCCACCCATCAGTCGCTTCCAGCATGGTTGCGGTTGTGTGGGATGTCGCTTTGCCCACTCCTCCTCAATGGTCTGGAACAGTTCCTCCAGCTTGTCCTGCTTGGCTCGGTTGCGCCAAACCACAAGGACGTTATGCGGCAAGTTGCTGATATGAGCACTCCCGCTTATGTCGTAGCGGCGCGGAATTTTTGCCTCGCCCTGCTTGTCCGGCTTCTTGCTGTGCGCCACCAGATGCACGTGAACCCGATACGTCGCCGCGAACGTGATGACGGCATTCATAAAGTCCCGTTGGTGGTTCCATTGCTCCTGGCCCTCGCCGTCCAATCCCTGGAACTTCATCAGCGAGTCCAGGACGAACTGTCGGCACCCGTAGCGCTGGAACGCGTAGAGCATCACGTTCAACACGTCCGTCACCACGGCGTTGCCCACGTGGTCATACACCCAAACCTTTTGCGCCAACGGTTTCAGGCACCGCTCCCGGAAATGCGCCCGGTCCTCCTTGGCGCACACGTCGCGCCGCCCAATCGCCATCCGTATCAACTTCCGATACGTCTCCGGCGCCTGCACCTCCAGCGAGCAAATCAGCGCTTTGTCCCCCTGCCAGCACAAGTCCACGATGCAGTTATTCAGCACCTCGGATTTCCCGTGCTTGTTGAACCCGGTCCACACCGTTACCTCCCCGTAGCGGAAACGAAACGGCAAACTGCTTCCGTTCTGATTGCCCCACGGCAATCGCAGTCCCAATTGGTCAGTCCCCTCCGGGTGAAGTTTTTCCCAAATCTCATTCTCGAAAGCGTAGATGTCCTTCAGCGCTGCAGGCTTCAACACTTCCGGCTCATTCACGCACGCCACCATCGTTTCCCGCGTGACTCCCCCCTGGAGGCATTCGTTCGCGTCCTTGTAACGGATGCCGGGTGCTTTTTCCGGCAAGTGGACAATATCCGTCCGCGCCATTCCCAACCGCTGCACCAGTTCCACCAGCTTCTTCCGGCCCGCAGCGTCCTCATCGAAACTGATGTGGATTTTCTTGAACCGCTCCAGCCAGTCCCAACAAATCTCCAGCCAACCCAGGTATCCCGCTCCACCCGGCACGCTCACCGCTGCGTATCCGTATTGCGCCCAGGTAATCGCATCTATCTCCCCCTCGGCAATCACCAGTTCCGTCGCGTGCTTGGGCACTGCCACCATCCCGAACAGAATATTTTTCCCGCCTTTCGGCTCTCGCCACTCCTCCTTTTTCCCGTCCTTCCGGTCCACCTTCACCACCTTGGCGAATTCGAATCGCGGACGGTCGCCCTCCTGGTATTTGTAACCCGGCAACCACCACTTGTAAGCGAAGCTATACGCCTGCCCGTCCACCGTCTGCCCCACCGAATACCGCTCCATCGTTTCCGGCTGAAGCTTGCGCTTCTCCGTCAGGTAGCTCCAAACCTTGCCCCCTGGCTCCAGCGCTCGAAACTTGTCCGGGTCAAACACTCCCCGTTGCGGCGCCGCCGCCGCTCGCACCTCTGGCGGCTGATACATCCGCTTTTCCGGCACTGATACTCCCACCACATTCGCCACCAACTTCAGCGCCGACATGAAGTCCAGCCCCTTGCGCTTCATTTCGAAGTCGAACACGTCCCCGGTTTGACTGCATCCAAAGCAATGCCAAATCCGCTTCTCCACGTTCACCGAGAATGACGCCGTTTTTTCCGAATGGAACGGACACAGGCCCTTGAACTCAACCGGCCCGCCCGCCAGTCTCACCCCGGCGTTGGAAACCCAATCCGCCAAGTTCACCGAGTCCTTGACCCGCTCTTTGATTTCGGAAAAGTCGTTCATACCTTCATCGCATCGAAATCCACCGTCGCCTTCGGAGGAGGCGGAGGCGTGCCCGGTTCACGTTGCTGCGCGGCGGGTGCAACATTTTTTGAAGAATTCGAAAGCAACCGACTTTCCATAGCACTCCTCCAGTCCTGCACCATGGTCTTGCCCCACTTCCACCACCCACCAATCGGGTCCCTCGTCGCGTTGAAACTGTGCCAAACCTGCTCAACCTGCTGACGCGTGTAACCCGATTGCAGGCTTTCGAAATACTTCACGGCTTGCTCACAAGTAGGAGCCATCTGAGCCGAGGAAGGAGGAGGGGTATCCCCTCCCGTTCTGTTCTGTCCCTTACAGTCCAGTCCAGTCGTGCTCTGCGTAGGGGTCTGTGCAGATTCCTGCGCACGGGTCTGCTTAGGGTTCTTATCACGGTCCCACCGGGCCACTAAACTCTTGTTGTGCGTACCCCAATCGTGGACTTCGATACCCTGCGCAGACTCGTGGACCCACCCGTGCTTTAGTAGCGCCGCATACACCCGGCCCTTTTTGTTGCGCCCGGTAATAACCAGCTCTACGTAGTCCCCGTTCGCGTCCGGCCAGAACTGTCCCCGCTTGTTCCCATGGCAATGCGCCCAAAGTCGCACCAGATACTCCATCGCCATGCCCCCTACATCCTTTTTGAAATGCAAGAACTTCGGGTGGTTGAAAATCTCTGGCTCAATAATCATTGTGAAAGTCTCTTTCTGCGATGTGATCGCCGGGTTAGTCCACTCCCGCGCCGCGGTTTGACTCCGATACTGATGCATCGCTCCGTTTTCATCTCGCCGCAGCAGGTCGGCGGAAGGAATCGCACGGTAAAGTCTTTTTCTGCTCTATTTTCACTGCTCGTAGATGAATGGCTTGCGTAACAGCGGGCCCAGCGCCCGCCATTTCATTCGAAATTCTAGTCGGTTCCGTCTCGGGGCCCTCCCCAATCCCGGCACCTAATGGGCCATTTCCATTCACCGGTGAATCCAGGACGAGCATTTTTTCGTCGGGGGAGCCAGGGACGCCTCCAAATGTCCTAGCGGCAACTCTGCGCTCCAGCGAATGCTCTTGCCAACGGTCATCCAATCCACTCCTTCGGGCAGTCCGGCCCGAAACTCGCGAAGACGGGAGCGGGGGACGCCGTTTTTTTTGCTAAGCCAATTTCTGAGTAGGTGTTGGTCATGCCGTAGCGTCCTTTTGTGCAAAATTCCGTTCGCGAGAATCCATCGCACGCTCGGACCCCTCCCGGCACTTTGACTCCCCCCCCCCGTCTCCGAACTCAAAATTTCGGTCGTCGCGAAGTGCGATTGTCCGCGCTCGATTGCCACAATGGGCACCTAACCGGGCCCAGTTTGTGTCAATAGCCCGTTTTCCATGGGGTTTCACGTCCTCACCTCCTGAGTGGCACTCAGGAACTACCTCGAACTTCAAAATCCCGTCTAGGTTATCCATGGTCGGACCCTTACGAACGTGCTCGACCCGCAATTGTGCTTCACCATCAACCTTTCCCTTTTTGTCCTGGAGAATCCCCACGCTAACAGATTTCAGCTTGGCCGAAACCCGATAGGCGAGCGGGTCCTCAATCAATCCCTCGACGCACAATCGCGCCGCGTGGCCAAGCAAGGACAAAAGCCTTTTTTTCTCTGTGGCTACAAGTTCGGCCTCACGCTCCCGGACAACCTTGACAGCGCAGGGACTGCTCGTGAACGCCTTGGAACTTATCTCCACCGGCAACCGGTCCCGTGCCCTGGCAGGCAATGGCTTGACCAGTCGTGGGTCTGGATTCCCTGCAACTGCCGAAAAACGCGGCGCCGTCATTTTGCCATCATCTCCTCCGTGGTTTTGATTCTACGGCGCTCCATGAACCGGTCGATGCTGCGCTGGCTCACGACCACTTTGTTGGCGCTTAGGTTGTAGCCATCCAGCTCGCCTTCAGCGATGCGCTGGCGCACAAACCACGGCGACATACTGATTCTATGCGCCGTCTCGGCTACTGATAGAAATTCCTTGCGTTCGGACATCGAATCACCCCCTGGATCTCGCCAGCCATTCGTCCAAGCAATGCGCTGTGCGCTTCACCGGCCCACCGTAAAAAACCCGCCGCGCCCGCGCCCACACTCTGAACAAACACCCCTGGCACCTGTCCCGCAGCCCCAAAACCGCGCCGCCACGCGCTAATAATAGCGGCTCCGATGTTGCAAACATTGGTACGTTCATCCCTCGTTAATCGGCGCAAGCGCCGCGTTCAAACATTCCACAACCAATTGCGCTGCCTGATGGGACTCGGGAGAATCCGCAGCGCGACTAAGCTCCTCGATCACGCCGCGCAAGCATCGCACGAGATCTACCCGATACAGCATCACCTGTCTTCGATTCAGTCCATCCGCACCCGAAACTCCGTTATATTGACTCAGACACTGCTTGCTCATGCGACAATGGATTAATACACTGCAGGCAAAGTCATCAACTTTAAAATATCGTACTGTACTTATTGTCATATTAGGCTTTTCTAATACTGCCGGACTTTGGCTTGATTCTGGAATCAACTGCGGCATTAATTGTCGCACTCGAAACGTGAAAAATCTTTAAAAAGCGCGATGACATATGAGCGAACTCGGCAACACCATGCGACTACTGCGCGGGGAGACGTCACAACGATTCGTATCCAACGCTACCAACTTGAACCTCCGCACCATCCAACGGCTTGAAAACGGCGAACAGGTTTCCCTGTCCACGGTTCAGACGCTCTCCCGGCACTACGAAGTAAGCCAAGTGGAGTACGCCAAAATCCTGACAGAGTACATCAGGCTGGAACTCGGCTCAGACAGTGACCTCCTGGACATTCGCATTCGCGGGGTCAAAAACCAACCCAAGACCGAAGCCGAAAAGTTCCTCGAAGTCTTTCGGCAGGTCCCCAAAAAGTATCAGGACGAACTAATACGAGCAGCTCAGCGCGAAGAAGTCCTCCGCTCGATAGCTCCATTAAATGCCCTATACGACTCTCTCAAATCGTAGCGACTCTTGCGGCGCCAGATGGTCCGAAATACCAAGGCTTCCGGTTCGACCACATGCCGCGCCCGTCGCCCTCAGGCGAAGCGGATTACAAAGCGCGTTCACAGTTCACCCAAAATGGCCTTGAACCTTTGGCTTTCACAGAAGCTCCAGGTCGAGGACGCTGGCGCTCCCGCATGAAAAAGCTCGGTGCACACTGCACCTACCACCCCGGCCGCAAAGACAGTTC